CCTCTTTAATGTTGGCGGATTTACATGCGAGATACAATGCCGTATTACCAGCAGACCAACCTATAGGATAGTCAATAGTATTAACTGTATCATTTTCTTCTACGTAAGTAATCCAGACACCAACATCCTTTTCCAATTTCATTTTAAGGTCTTTCATGTCAAGGTGTGGCCATAATTCAGATGCTTCTTTAATTTTCTCTCGTAAAGTTTGGGGGTTTTTTCCTGATATAACACATAGATCAGTTCTATTCTTACTCTTATGAACAAATGGGCTGGAGAATCCCAAAAACGATGTTTCTGAGAATAACATATTTGCAACATCAGCAGGAACAATAGACCAATTCGCAAAATAACAAATTCCCTGTTCTGGACATTCTGCATTCTCTACACAATATCCCGAATCATATATCTCCTGTTGCATAGCATAATCAACAGCAACAAGAGCATCAACAGGGCCATCACGATATATTGCGTTACATCCCCAAGTGACTACATCGTCAGATATTTTATATTTCTTGGGAGCAAACCATGCTCGAGATTCTCCATTACCTATAACTAAAGCTCTGTGTTGATTATTCATAAATTCGTATGGCCCTCCATGAAACTGGAAATAACTTTTTGGCGATTTCATCAATTTTCCATCCAACATCTTGTGTTTCCTTTTGTGCATCTGATTTGCATCGTAAATTACACACACGAGCAAACGCATATAATGTACCACTCCAATACCATTCTGTCATCATTGCTTGAGGAAGAACCATACGTGCCATCTCTGGTGCAACACCTTTATCTAACATATTTTCATAATATTGTTTTGCAAATGTATATGCTGGTAATACACTATATTCAATGGTTTCATCAGAAGAACCTTGTTTCTTGTTCTCCGCTGCACGACGCCATTCTGTAGGTGTATAGAACTCTGGTTCATCATCAACGTATCGTCTTGATACTTCATTCCATACCAATCCTACCTGATGTTTTACTAATTGTCTTGCAACAAACATTGGAGCTTTAATATGAAACTGCATGGAAGCATGACCAAAGGGGCTCCAATGATTGTGTTTTGCGAGATAATTTATGAGTTGGGTGTCATTCTTTTCATCAAATTCTGCATGATATTTTGCAAAAGAAACACGGGCAGCATTTACTACCGATAAATCACTACCCATATAATCTATTAATTCTACTTTCACTTATTCATCTTTCAGTTCTTCCGGGCACTCTTTGCTCGAGGATGGGGAAATTCTTTACGTCCAGTAGGACGATATCCCTTTGGCCATGCTGGTTGCCGTGAAGCAAGTTTATTAACACGTTCAAATAACTCCATATTATGTTTTGTCAACTCAGCACAATCAAATTCTAAAGTTTTAACCCTAGACCTTAGTTCTACAATTTCATTTTCCATGTGTGCTTCCTTACGAGCAACATCTTCCAACTCAACTTTATCATTCATCATCAGACTCCTCTATCAGATTTAATAACTGTATTCTATACTGTTTCTTATCAATTGTCAAGAACCTTTTGTATTTTTGTAGTAATTTATTGACATCATACCAAATATAATCTTCTGACATACTCCTATTCCAGCTCTTGGTAAAGTCTAAAAGTTCATCAAGAATAATCAATGTTTCTAATGATACTCTCTTACCAAGATATTCTTTTAATAAGAGTGGATGTTCTGATTTCTTTACTTTAAATATTGGATTAAAATTTTCTACGAATGGCTGGATTTCTTCAGCGAATATGTCGTAAAAATTCGTTCTCTTCTCTTTCCAATTTTCATAATTCTCATCAGTAAAATCAGCAACATATCCACTCCGTGTTGCAACGAAATTGGCTACGAAATAATCTTTAATGTCATCGTAGTTGTCATATTTTCTGGAAAGTTTAAGAAAGAATATTTTGTCTTTACGCTTCCAATATGAATCCCTAGATACACGACTCTTGCCCTTATAAGTTAGGAAGTCGTAATCTTTTCTATTGAAGTGTGCTTTTAATGCACAATACATTAGATAGATGTCAATGGGGTCCATATTGCAAACTTACCTCTTTCATTGATATAATATACATTACGAACACCAACATCCATGATTAGCTGTTGACATACTTTACAAGGATAACTAATAGCAAAGTCTAGGTTTTTCAAAACACGAACAACATACAAATCTTTGCCTTCACAATTATCCAAACCATTTCTAATAAGTGCCGATTGCTCAGCATGAAGAAAAGGCCATTCTGTCCTTCTGTGCATCAGGGGATGTGTTTTATAACTATTGTTGCCAGTGCTTACTAGCATGTTCTTATGTGCAAGTACAGCGCCTAGTTTAAAGTTTCCTTTACCTCGCCCACCTGTTCCGGTTCCTTGAATCGCCGCTTCTTTTGCTGCGTTGAAGAATTTGTCGTTCATCATTTGATTATACTGGTAGTTGTGCTTGCCTCGGTAGAAAATTCAAGTCTCTTGCATTTGCTTCGATTTTTTCTTTAAGACCTTTTGAAATTAAAGACTTAACTGTTTGGGGATCAATCCCCTCTTTTTCACAATAATGTAAAACAGCTTCCATGTGAGTAATCTGTTTTTCCTTTACGATATTTTCAATCGTATTTGTAAAAATTTTAGATGTTGTTAATGCCATTGTTTTCCTTATTATAAAATTGGAGAGTTAACCATGACTCTCCACGGATGTATTACGGCATCACCCGTGAGCCATCAAGTTACGCAGCGCGTAGAACTTGAGTGCCAGCAGCAACCACAGAGCGAAGTGGGGTGCCAAGACGATACTTCATATAAGTTTCACCATCGTATGAGCTCACTCGCTTGTTCAGAAAGATTGAATATCCTTCTGTACGCAATTGACTAATCACTGCGCGAACATTCTTAACACCATAGCGGGCGCTAATCTGCTTTGCAGTAAGTTCTGCACCTGTTTCAAGGGCATTCACTACTTTAGTAGCTTGGGTCTTCGTAGTAGTCATATTTAAATTATCTCCTTATCATGACATTTTCAAAGTGGAAGATTTTGATTCTGTTGCTAGGACAAAATCTTCCAAAAAACCCCGAGCAATTAAGCAGCTAGTGCGTAATCCTCAAATGCCTCATTATCGTTGGCATTCATAGTTTTGACCAATAACGGAGTCATCCGACAATTCTCCACATTCCTATACATTGCCAGTCGAACCTAATATCGCCCCCATCAGAAAAAGACTAGATATGTTATTCCAGCAAGTAAGGTTATGTCTGCACAAATACTCCAAAGAATATATGCTTTAAACATCCACTTACTTATCTCTCGTACTATGGGGTTCTTCATCACAACCCCCTAGCAATATCTGTTCCACACTAATCTCCTTTTGGTGGAGGCGGTGGGTATCGCTCCCACGTCCTGTACAATTTTCAGTTTGTTTCATCAAATTGTACTCTATTTATACCATATCCAGAATAAAAAGTCAAGTGCTTTTTTAATTTATTTTTTATAAAAGACATGATTGTCAATCAAAGTTGTTTTGGTAAAATGTTCTGCCCACCACGGGTTAACATATATCGAATGATAATATAGCGCACCACCCGTAATATCAATCATCATTGTCCTAACCTTCTCTGCAACCTGATATAAATGATTAAACATTTTCTTGTTATGTGGTTTATCTGTCTTTCCATCACAATACCAACTAAATGCACATTTATTCCTTAAAGGAATGAGTTTTGTTTTATCTTTCCATGAAGGCACGTGCTTTCCTTGTTTGACAACACCACATATCGTATTTGGAAAGCTCTTATTTCTTACACGATTCAACACCACATTTGATACAGCAACTTGGCCGGCAAAAGATTGACCTCTTGCCTCAAAATATATATTTTGGGCAAGACAATATGTTTCTTTATCTTGAACATCACTTGATTGTGTTGGACTAGAAACAAACAGGGCCGCAACAAAAACTGTCAGTAATACATATTTGTTCATCATAATATATTTCACTAACCACTACCTACAGACCATATTACGCCGCATCTCCCTTGATTATCTCAAGCATTTCTAGGGGGAAAAACCGCACATCTGTGATACAACCATCTCGGATGATTGCAACCAAAATATCCGTTTCGATA